TGATGTTACAGGGTTCAACCTTTCCACAACCGATATCCCATTTCTCCTTCATAAATGCAGACTTATTTAAATCTATAATTTTCCTTTGACTGTCGTTTGAATGGTTCAATAAGACTCTATGGTTGAAGGCGTTTACATGCAGTATTTTATCACTCGTATGGTTAAGGAAGACATTGAACTTGACAAGTATATCTTGTCTGATTATTCCTTCTGTATGTAGGTGCTCCATTACTGAAAAGTTAACTAAGAAATCCGAAGAATTATCAGATGAGGTTGAAGCCGCCAGTTCCGAAATAAAAAAGAATCGTATTAATTTTACTAAATTAGGTCAAGTCGTAAAAAATATAGGTAAGGATTTTCTTAGGTTAGGTCAACAAGAAGCTCGATTTGCAATGCAAACAGCAACCGCTGATGCAGGCTGGATTTCTGGTATTAAGCAGATGGGTATCGCCCAAATTGACTACATGAAGTTGTTAAAAGAAACGAGAGTTGAAGGTTTAGCGGCTACTTCTGCGGGTGTAAATTTTAAAGAATCGTTAGTGAAATCTCAAAATTCGCTCATTGGATTGACGTCAAGTACAACGGAAGCTGCAAAAGTTTCTGGTATGTTCCATAAGAATATGGCTCGCATTGGTGTTTCACAGGATGACCTTGGTGATGCTGTTCTTCAACAAACAAAGATTTATAAAGAGAATTATCGTGCACTTGGTTATACGGCAGAAGAATTTGCCAATTTAACATCTGAATTGATCAATGACCAGGGAATGCGGGATGTACTTCTAACATTACAAGAAAAAGAACGCAAGGCGTATGTGTTAGGCATTCAACAAAGAATGGCCGAATACCAAACAATGGGTTATACCATAGACCGTGCCAAAGAATTACAAAAAACATTCCAAAATTTAGTTGGCATGGACCCAAAAGAACGCATGAAACAAGCAGCTAAAAAGCGTGCAATGATGGGAGCTATGGGAATGGGTGCAGAAGGCGCTGAGCTAATGGATCTTGAAATTCGATATAGGACTATGACCGCAGACCAAAAGAAAGACGCAGATATTCGCATGGCAGAAATCCAACAACAGGGAGCAAAAGTATTTGGTGAAATGTCTGGCGCAGGCTCATCACTTGGGCAATCAATGGCAATGCAAATGATGGCACAAAAAACTGGATTTGATAAAGTTGCACAAACATTCGAAGTTGAATCTGGTGCAGGACTTAAGATTGACAAGGAACAATTAGGTGTTCTACACGAAATCTCTGAATTTATTAAAAATGCGGTGACAGGGCTAGATATTTGGGGTGCGTTAACAAATAGTGCACTTGGAAGTATTGTTCCTAACTTATTAAAAGGTCTTGGTGGATTACTGACATTATATCTTGGAAAAAAATTTTTAGGTAGATTAATTGGTGGCGGCAAAGGAGGAGGTGGCAAGGGGACGTTTTCTAAAGTGAAAGGTGATGTAAAGTCTGGTCGCTATGCTGACGCGCGGTTTACTAAAGTGCAAGCAGGGGTACATACCCCCCGTGCTGGTGAAATACCTAGACCTGTGGCTCCCAAAGGTGCAAAGTCAGCAGCGGGTGCCGTTAGTAAATCCCTTGGTAAATCAACATTTAAATCTGCATTAAAAAAGATACCTATTTTTGGTGCACTTGCAGGAATTGGGTTTGGAATAGGTAGACTACTAGACGGTGACGTATTAGGCGCAGCAGGCGAAGTAGCCAGTGGGGTAGCATCGATACTTCCTGGTGCAGGTACAGCTGCTTCTATAGGTATTGATGCCGCACTAGCAGCACGTGATATTGCGAAAGCAAAAGCAGACATAAAAGGAAGTACAGGTCAAGGAACAGAAAAACCAAAAGAACTACGATCGAAGAGTGAGATGTCTTCTGTAACACAATCTAGTCATCAACAATCTGAGCTCCTTTCAACATTACAAGAGCTTCAAAAATATATTAAAGATATTAATATGCAGAATATGGAACAAGCAACTGCAGTTTCTAAGTTAGCAGATGCTCTTATGTTAGATAATCGTTTTAATTCAGTATCGGATAGATAATATACTTTTCATGGTTACCACGCTCATCGAAAAATAGAACTTATAAATATATTTAAGGCATTACAATTAAACTATAGAAGAAATTACTTACTATGACAGCAAAATGGACAGGTTACTTTAAGGTCGTTTCACCACAACCTTCAACGACGAAGATGACAGACAGCCAAGAAATGGCTGACGCTGGCGCGTATAACAATTATACTTGGTATCAAAGACTTGTACAGGGTTCTGCTTCACGCATGACTCGCTATCGTGAATATGATCTTATGGACAATGATATTGAAGTAGCGCGTGCACTCGATACTATTGCAGAGGAAATGACGGGAAACAACCCCAAAACGAAAGAACCATTGATTCTTGATATCATGACAGAAGACGAAGATAACGTTGAGAGTGTTGCAGTTTTAACTCTTAAAGCTGCCCTTAGACGTTGGGCACAGATGCATGATTTCCCGAATCGACTTTATAATATTGCACGATTAACTGTAAAGTACGGTGATCTCTTTTTTCGTAAAGGTAAAAAATTAAATGACAGATGGCAGTTCATCCATCCAAAGAATGTAATCGCAGCAGTAGTTGATCAACATGACGCGACTAAAGTTGTAGCATGGCAGATAAAGTCTGATATAGAAAAACCGAGAACTGGTGGTTACTCTATGCCAGTAGGTGCGAAGCAAGATTCTGCACAAGAAAGTGAGATAATACCTGCGAATGAAATCATCCGATTTTCATTAAATGATGATATGGCAGATACCCAACCATTTGGTGAATCTGTGCTACGTCCTGTTTATCGTTCACATAAACAAAAAGAATTACTAGAAGACGCGGTTATTATTTACCGTGTACAACGCGCGCCTGAACGTCGCGTATTCTATATAGATGTTGGTAAGATGCCTCCACAGCGTGTAAAACAGTACTTGGAAGGTATTAAGAATGAAATTAAACAGAAGAAGATCCCAACTATAAATGGTGGTCAAGGTGAAGTGGATTCTGTTTATAATCCACATTCAATGAACGAAGATTTTTTCTTTGCATGTCTTTCAATGAAAACCAAAGTAGACTTGCTTGATGGTAGATCATTGACTATAGATGAATTACGTAAGGAATATGAAAATGGTAAGGAAAATTGGACATATTCTGTAGATCAGAAGACTGGTAAGTTAATACCAGGTAAGATTGATTGGGCTGGTTTTACTAGACGTAATGCAGAGGTTATGCGCGTTTATTTTGATAATGGTGAGACATTGGATGTTACCCCAGACCATAAATTTGTGTTAAGAAATGGTTCAGAGGTTGAAGCACAAGATCTTACATCAGAAATGAGTTTAATGCCGCTTTATAAGAAAAAAATTAAGACTAATAAAAATCAATCAGATGCAAGGTATGAACTTATATTAGATAATGTTACTGGTAAATGGAAATTTACCCATCTTGAAATTATGCCAAAAACACGGGATAATACAGTAATACATCACAATGATTATGATCCTTCTAATAACACTCCTACTAATTTAATGGAAATGGATAAACAATCACATTGGAATTTGCACTCTAAAAATGGACATGCTCTTGGTGAATTATGGAAAAATGATCGTCAAAAAATGTTAGATGGTATTCACAAATACCATGCCAATAGAACACCTAAACAAGATAAGATATTATTAGATAGAAATAGAAAAAACGGCGCGAATACATGGGTGTTACATGAAGAAAAAGTCCGCGAAAATTTAAAAAAAGGAATTCAAACAAGAAAAAATAGTTTCAGTACATATGAAGAATATTGTAATAGTATGTCTGAAATATCCAAAGTTCAATGGACGGATGAAAAACGGAAGCAAAAATCTATAGAGACTGTTGATTTTAATAAGAAAACCAAATCGTATTATGTTGATGATGAATTATATGGAATCTTCTTAAGTGTGTATAATTGTGGCAATAATACCATGGCAAAAATCAAAACTGCGCTATGTAATTCTGAGACATTTGTTAATTATTTTACAAAGATAAACACTAAAAACCAAAATATAAAGAACAATAAACCGTTAAACTTCGGCGATAAATTCGTTTATAAAATAGTTAAACATGGTGGGTTTGATAATTTTATAGATTTTAAAGA